AACTGTGGATCACTTTCACGGTTTGGAATGTACACCCCTGCGACATCATCGCAACGAGCTGCCGTAATAGCGGACAGAATTGAGCAAAACAATTCATCACAAGTTTTTATTGGTTATCAAACACAAGATCTATTTGAGTTGAGCGCATGAAACGATTTATCGAGATGATTATTATCCGGGCATTGCTGACAGTCGTGTTAATCATTGCATCACCGGCAATCTTATTTGACCTGTGGAGGAAAACGCATCGTGGATGAGTTAGAAAAGGACGAAAATTATCTTTACGTTAATGCTGCGATGATACACAAACGCCCAACAGAGGCCCAAGAGGATGAATATATGGCACGAATACGGGTGTTAGTAGTGGATCAAAAAATGAGCAACATGGCGGCAAGAAGCAAGGCATTTAACGAAGTGATGATTAAGTGATTAACTGGCCCATGCTGGATTTGCAACCAATCAATCTATTTAATCTACCAGCACATTTAAAAAAGCAATGTAAACATGAATACTGCATGATTTTACATAGCTTTAAACAAAAATGGTGCTATGACTGTGGGGCAAAGATGCCCAGTGATAGTCATGTGCCAGAACATCAACGATAATGTTGCAAAAACACAAGATATGGTATAATTGAATCATGAAAATACTATATGTAGTGTTTAGATATGAATAAAATAGGCGAATCTACGGGAAATAGAGGTAGAGGGCGCAAGAAAGGCGTACCGAATAAGACCACGCAAGAGATTAAGGACATGATTCTTGGCGCGCTGGATGAAGTCGGAGGTCAGTCTTATTTTGTTGCACAGTCGATAGAGAACCCGAACGCCTTCATGACGCTGGTCGGGAAGATACTACCGAAACAAGTTGATGTTGATGCCAATGTCAGCGGTGAATTAATCGTTAAGGCAATCACCAGGACAATCATTGACCCAACTTAACATCGACACACCACGAGTGTTCAAGCCGTTACTGCAACCCAGTCGCTACAAAGGCGCTCATGGTGGTCGTGGTAGTGGTAAGAGTCACTTTATGGCTGAACTGTTGATCGAGGCATGTTTGCTTAACCCGATTAATGCGGTCTGTGTGCGTGAGATTCAAAAGTCTTTGTCACAGTCAGTTAAGAAGCTGTTAGAGATCAAGATTGAAGCGTTGGGTGTAAGTTCGTTGTTTGAAGTGCAAGAGTCTGTCATCAAGGTAAAGAATGGTGGCCGCATTATCTTTCAAGGTATGCAGAATCATACCAGCGATTCAATCAAGTCTTTAGAAGGCTTTGATATAGCTTGGGTAGAAGAAGCGCAGTCATTATCACAACGAAGCCTTGATCTACTTAGGCCGACGATCAGAAAGCCGGACAGCGAACTGTGGTTTAGCTGGAACCCAAGTAAAGACAGCGACCCGATTGATGTGTTGCTTCGAGGTGAGACACCACCACCCGACGCGATTGTGGTGCAGGCGAATTACATGGATAACCCTTGGTTGCCTGACGTCTTGCGCGATGAAATGGAATACGACAAGAAGCGAGATCCTGATAAATACGCTCATGTCTGGTTAGGGGAATATCAGCGTAACTCAGAAGCGCGAGTATTTCGCAATTGGAAAGTACAAGAGTTTGAACGCCCAGCCGGAACGATATTCAGGCTCGGCTTAGACTTTGGGTTTGCAGTTGATCCTACGGCTTTTGTGCGCTGTAGTGCTGACGGTAACTTGCTCTACATTGACCACGAAGCGGTGATGGTGGGCTGCGAGATTATCAACACGCCCGATTTATTAAGGCGTGTGCCAGAGTCGGACAAGTGGTTTATTACGGCAGACAGCGCAAGACCGGAAACCATCAGTCATTTACAGAAACATGGTTATCCCAAGATTACCTACGCTAAGAAAGGCGCAGGCTCGGTTGATGATGGTGTTGAGTTTCTAAAGTCATTTGATATTGTCGTGCATCCAAGGTGCGTTGAGACGATTAAAGAACTGACAATGTACAGTTATAAAACTGACCCGTTAACCGGGCAGATATTACCGATTTTAGAAGATAAGAATAACCATGTCATTGATGCTCTACGTTATGCGTGCGAAGGCATCAGGCATGTGATTAAGCCAAGAGATCGGCAAGCGGTTAACGTACCATCAGGCAGTTGGATGTAATGTCGGGAGACAGCATGGCTAAGAAGAAAGAGAAAGCACCGGATAAGTTCATTGCAACGGCTCATAAACGCTTTGCAATGGCGTCTGATTCGGAAAGCAAAGGGCGCAAAGAACGGCTCGACGACATCAAGTTTGTACGCTTAGGTGAGCAATGGCCTGAGTCAGTCAAACGTGATCGTGAACGCCCAGGCGCTGAACGTCCGATGCTGACGATTAACCGGCTGTTTCAATTTCGCAATCAGGTTATTAACGAGATACGTCAGAATCGTCCGTCAATCCAATGTCGTCCGGTTGATGATGCAGCGGACGTTGATACAGCAGAAGTATTGCAAGGCTTGCTTCGGCATATTCAAGATGTGAGTGGTGCTGATACCGTTTATGACATCGCAGCAGAATGGCAAGTGGATGCAGGACTTGGTTATTTTCGTATAGTCACTGACTATTGTGACCCTGAAAGCTTTGACCAAGATATCGTCATTAAACCGTGTGTGGATCCGTTTAAAGTCTATTTTGACCCAGAAAGCACCGAGTGTGATGGCTCTGATGCTAAGTGGGCGTTTGTCGTTGAAGAATGGACGCGCGACGATTTTGAAGCAAGCTATCCTGATGTTGATGTGACCAGTTGGGATGCTAACGGCTCTGGCGATTCAGTGGGCTGGTATTCAACGGAAGCAGTACGGATTGCAGAATACTTTGTGATTGACACCAAGCCACGCACACTGGCACTGTTACAAGATGGATCGGCGGCATGGAAGGATGAAATCCCCGAAGAATATCACCACATGATTGAGAAAGAACGCCAATCAGAAACCAAGATTTGCAAGTGGTACAAACTGGCAGGCGATCAGATTCTTGATAAAACAGAATTACCCACCTCGTTTATCCCCGTCATTCCAGTTTATGGCTCTGAAGTCTGGATAGAAGGACGCAGACACTTGCACGGACTGACACGACATGCCAAAGACCCTGCCAAGCTCTATAATTTCTTTCAATCGGCTAACGCGGAACTATTGGCGCTTGCTCCACGCGCACCTTACATCGCAGCAGAAGGTCAGCTTGACGGCTACGAACAAGAATGGCAAAACGCGAATAGAATCAACCAGTCAGTCTTAACTTATAACCCTGTTTCATTGCTTGGCAATATCTTAGGTCCACCACGCAGAGAACAACCACCCAGCACTAACCCAGGCTTTGAATCAGCGATGAACAGAGCCGAGCTAGACATTAAGGCGACAATGGGTATGTTTGATGCAGCGATGGGTAACCATGAAAGCAATCAGTCCGGCAAAGCTATTCTCTCGCAACAACGTCAATCTTCAACGGGTAACTTTCACTTTAGCGACAATCTAGCGCGGTCATTGCGTCATGCTGGTCGTATTATGATCGAGATGATCCCCAAGATTTACGATACACAGCGCGTCGCCAGAATCATCGGTGAAGATGGTGAGCCTAAGAACATACAACTCGATCCGAATCAACCACAAGCTAAAACAGAGCAAGAGGATGAGCAGGGCGAGATTAAGTCAATCTATAACCTCGGTGTCGGCAAGTATGACGTCACTGTTGCTGTTGGGCCAAGCTATGCAACTAAGCGCCAAGAGGCTGCCGAAAGTATGATGGCTTTTGTACAAGCTGATCCAGCCATATTGCAGATTGCGGGTGATTTGATTGTGAAAAACATGGACTGGCCGGGGGCGCAAGAAATCAGCAAGCGCATGAAAGCCATGTTGCCACCACAAATCCAGCAAGCGGAACAAGAGGGCGAGGCAAAGCCACAAATGGACCCGCAAATCGAGCAACAAATGAATCAGATGGCTGACCAGATGCAGCACATGAGTGAAGCCTTGCAACAAGCACAAGCTAATGATAACGAGGCACAGCAAAAGCTTGAGATTGAAATATTCAAAGCTGAAACTGATCGCATGAAAGTAACGGCTGAAATCGCCACTAAACAGTTTGGCGTCATCCATCAGATGGCAATTGCTGATTTACAGCACACGATGCAAACCAGCACGCTAGGTGATGATAGTGCAGAGCTTGAGCAACAAGAACAACAACCACAACCTATTCAGCAATTCCAAGAGGCGCAATAATGGCACTTAATATACAAAAGTCGTTTCAATATCAGCCTGTTTTAAATAGGTCGGGTAGTGATCACCCATCATCGGGTATTGGCGGCGGTAGTACGCCGATAACTGAATCATCAACTTGCACGATGTTCGACAATGGCTTGACGCTGATTAATAGCACAGTCAGTGACTTTACCAAGACCATTCCTGTCAATATCGGTACAGACTTTGGCTTTGCGATGATCCAAGCCTCTACCGGCACTTGCACGATTGCAGCAGGCACAGGCGTTACCTTTATCGGCTCATTGATGGCAACCTCATCAGTTGGCGGTATTGTTGCAGCTATTTGGATTGCACCGAATACTTATGTCATCAAGGTGAATTAAATGGGATTGCCATTTAACAAGCTTTACAAGTATTTGGGTGGCTTTAACCCGTTATCTTGGTTCGCCAAAAACGAACCCGGCGCCTGGTACGACCCCTCAGATTTAACCACATTATTCCAAGACTCCGCAGGTACTCTACCTGCTGCCCTTGAGTATCCTGTCGGCTTGATGCTCGATAAGTCGAAAGGCTTGGCGCTAGGTGCTGAGTTGGTGACGAATGGGGACTTTAGTAATGGGACTACTGGGTGGAGTATATATTTATCTACTATTTCTAATGTTAATAATACATTAAGAGTGACAGCAGTAGCAGCAAATACCACAGCCTACGGTACGCAAGCTTTGACAGGGCTAGTTATTGGCTCGTGGTATGCCTTATCTATAACTCAAATCGTAGGAGCAGGTAGTTCGCTTATTTACAATTATGTTGGCCCAACTGCTTATTCTAATACATATCGAAATTCTTCTAGCCCTTCCACTAAAACAACGAATAGTTATTTTTTAGCTACAGCAACAACTTGCTATATAACGGTGGGAACATACGGGCCAGCTACTGAAAACTACGCAGACTTCGACAACATCTCCGTCCGCCAAATCGCAGGCAACCACGCCTTCCAAGCCACCAACGCTAACCGCCCGATACTGAGTGCGAGGGTTAATTTGCTGACTAAGACGGAGGATTTTAGTGATGCGGTTTGGAGTAAAACTCTATCACCCTGCACAGTAGCTAATAACCAAGTTATTGCTCCTGATGGTAATCTTACAGCAGGAGTGGTAACAGCAAGCGGTACTTATGGTGGTATTTGTCAAATAAATACAAAACAAGCGACATCTTATACTCATAGTGTTATTTGTTATTTTAAGTCGGGTACTGTTTCTAAAAGTCGATTGACGCTTGCATCAACAGGTTTAGTTAACGGTATTGGTGTTGATTTTATATTGAGCGGGATTGGTTCCTGCACTACCCCTGTAGCTTACGGTACTGGATGGAGTGGAGGAGCTGCAACCATAACGTCTATAAATAATGGTTGGTATTTGTGTACACTCACAGGCATATGCCCAGCCACAACTGATATTAATATAGTTGTTGGGCATGTAGGAACTGCCGTGTCAGGAGATACTGTTGCTATCTGGCACCCAGACCTACGCCCCACCAACTCAGGCGCACTACTACCACCCTACCAGCGGGTCAACACAGCCTCAGACTATGACTCAGTAGGCTTTCCGCTGTATCTCAAGTGTAACGGTACATCAAGCGCAATGTCTACTAACAGCATTGACTTTACGGCTACGGATAAGATGACTGTGGTGACTGGGGTTCGGAAGTTGAGTGAGCTTGGAACAATAATTATGGAATTAAGCGCAACCGCTAGTACAGGCGCTTTTCTAATGTTTTCCCCTATAAATTCGTATGGGTACTATAGTGGGGGAACTGTTTTAGTAGACTTAAGAACACCTCTGAACTACCCACCTCCTAATTCTATTGTATTAACAGCACAATCATCAATATCAACTCCGATAGCAACGATTCGAGTCAACAGTAGTCAAGTAGGAAAAAGCTCAACCACTCAAGGTTCGGGTAATTTCGGTAACTATCCGCTCTTTTTGTTTGCAAGAAATGGCACAACGTCAAGAATAGAAGCAAACTTCTACGGTGCCATCATCCGAGGCGCACAATCTGACACAGCCAGCGTTACTCAAACCGAGAACTACATGGCTCAAAAAACAGGAATCACATTCTAATGACAAATTTTACTAACTGCACGATTATCGTTTTAGCCGAAGATCGAACTAAAGCGCAAGACGTAACGACTGACCAGTATTTTAACGCACAAGCTAGTGCGGATGGCCTGTTACCTGTCACGCATTACTTTACATCTGGGCCTTTTAGCAATGAAGAAGTAGATGCACTTGTAAACACAGCTTGGCCTAAGTGGGTACGATCTGACGATTGGCAATCAGCACTGGCAGGCTTGGGCTTGGTGCAGGTTATACCAGTTGAAGAGCCTGTTATACCTGAGGTTGATCCTAGCGTTGTTTTAACAGTACCACCAGTCGTTTAGTATTACCCTCGCCAATAGGCGCTTAACCCGTCGGGAGACGCAGCATGACCGTGAATGATGAAACGATAGTAATTGAAGCTCCACAAGATATGGCAGAAACAGATGCAGTTTTGCCAATTGAAAATGAAGTAATTGAACCGGAGGAGGAGAAAGTCCCCAAAGGTGTGCAAAAACGTATTGATGCCATCACCAAAGAAAAGTATGAAGAAAGGCGAGAGCGACAAGCCGCACAAGAGCGTGCTGACCGACTCGAACAAGAACTGCATGAATACCGAAATTCATCAAAACAACCGCAAGCTCCGACGGTAAAAGTTTTACAAGATGGTGCGCCTGATCCCGATAGTTTTCCAGCAGGGCGCTATGATCCAGACTACCTTGAAGCACTGACAGACTACAAGGTTAATCAAATATTTAGTAATCAGCAAAAGAATGATATAATCGCGACAAAGCAACGTGATGTTATAACAATGCAAGAGCAAGCTAGGGAACAATATACCGATTATGACGTTACCGAAGCTGAATTTTTCCAACACCCTTTGACCACTGTTCCAGCGTTCAGAGAGTTATTATTAGAAAGCGATAACCCCGCCGAGTTATCCTATTTCTTGGGTAAAAATCCAGAAGAAATGGACAAACTGGGTGAAATGACACCTGCACAAGCCACTCGATACATTGGGCGACTTGAGGCACAAATAGTACCGATCAAATCGGTTGAGCAGCCTAAACGGTCCGCGTCAACTGCACCAAAACCCATCGCTCCATTAGGGAGTGCCAAGACCTCCAATGTTATTACCGATCCTGCCGATGCTCAAAGCATGGCTGACTATGTGAAATTGCGGGAGGCACAAAGAAAAAGATAACTTAACCGTTTAATTGGCTCGCGTCGTGATGACGCCTTAAACCAGTTCGACTGCTCATATTGAGCCAGCGTCGTGATGACGCCACAATCCCATTGATGGAAACTTATTATGGCTAATACCCTCTTAACAAGTTCGATCATTCAAAAAGAAGCTTTAATGATTCTTCAGAATGAACTGACTTTCACAAAAAACGTAAACAAAGAATATTCTGATGCTTTCGGCAAATCAGGCGCTAAAATCGGTGCTACGGTCAATGCTAGAAAGCCCCCTCGTTATGTAGGTCGTTCAGGTCAAGCGCTTCAAGTTGAAGCCTCAACTGAAAACTATGTACCAATTACTTTAGATACACAATTCGGTGTTGATATTTCATTCTCAACAGCCGACTTGACTCTGCACATTGATGAATTTGCAGCTCGATTCCTTAAACCTGCGATGGCGACGATTGCCAACAAGGTTGATTACGACGGCTTGCAACTTTACAAAGACATCAACCGTTATGTAAATGCCGGTGCTGGCTCTTCGACTTATGGCACTTCTGGTACATTAAACGGTGGATCTGCAACCGTTGCCCAGGTACAAGGTCAAATCCTAACAGCAGGCGCTATCTTAACTGAATCAGGTGTACCCATTGATTCACGCGGCTTAGTGCTTGATCCTTTATCGCAAGTATCAGCAGCTACACCTATGCTGGCACTGTTTAACCCACAAGCAAGAGTATCTTCTATCTTCGAGAAAGGCTCCATTGGCGCAAGCACATTGGGCTTTGATTGGGCGGCTGATGCAAACGTCGGTAACTTTGTGCCAATGGCGGCTGGTTCTGTAACTGCATTAACTGCGGCGCCTGCTTCGGGTGCGTCTGCTATTGCTGTGACTACGACTGCGGGTACTGTGCCTAAAGGTACGATTGCTACTATTGCTGGTGTGTTTGCCATCAACCCACAAAACAGACAGTCAACAGGTCGTTTGATGCAATTTGTAGTAACCGCTGATACGGCTGTCACTACAACTGGCACATTGCCTGTTTATCCTGCTTACATTCCATCCGGTCAGTTTGCAACTTGTTCAGGTACGCCTACAGCTACAGCAGCGGTCAATATTTTGGCATCGGGTGCTATTGGTGGTACGGGTTCAAGCCAAAACTTAGCGTTCCACAAAGATGCGTTCACTTTAGCCACCGCTGACTTGATCTTGCCACAAGGTGTGGATATGTCAGAGCGTGCTAACTACAACGGCATATCAATGCGGATGGTCAGACAGTACGACATCAACAGCGACATGATGCCTTGTCGTTTCGATATTCTGTACGGCTTTAAGACTGTTTACCCAGAGCTTGCGGTTCGCGTAGGCGGTTAATAACCCATTTTGCCCACTGTCATGGTGGGCTTTTAACTTAGGAGGCTTCAATGCCAGATTTATACAATGGCGGGTTATCGGGTTCAATGCCTATAGCTACTTACACCGCTACGCACCAAATCAACGGTGGTACTGCTATCCCTGCGAACTCAGCCGCAGCGGTACAGAACATCACTTTTACCGGCCTAGCTTTAGCGGATGGCAATGTGGCATTTACTTGTCGTGATGCGTTAGTGATTCCAAAAGGCTTGTCATTGACTTCTGCGGTAGTGACTGCGGATAACACCTTGAGTGTGCAATGGCGTAACACGACCTTAGCGGCTATTACGCCACCGGCTTCTGCTACTTGGACAGCCGTCGTGTACAAGCCATTCTTTTTGGTTGACTAAGTTCACCCCTAGCCAAGGACGGCTAACTTATTTCGAGGCAAGCGTATGCAGCATTACCAAGACGTTATATTGGACCGCTCAGGAAACGTAGTGATTGGCGCACAAATCACAGTGACTAATCATTTAACTGGTGCAGTACAAGCAACGTATAGTGATGTTGATGGGCTTTCGCCTAACAACGTGATCCTGACAAATACGCTTGGCACGTTCAGCTTTTACATAGCAACAGGACGTTACGACATAGCCGTTAAAAAAAATGGCACAACAATTGCAAGTTACATTGATTTATTCATTAATGTATACAGTCAAACATCATCAATAAACGACCCTATATTTACGGGATTATTAACGGCCGATAACATTGCCTTAACAAACTCATTAGCCGCTCAAGATATTACTGCCAGGGGTGGTATCACTTGTTCGTCTTTAAATGGCGGTCAGTTAGCGGGGCTGCGGAATCGGATTATCAATGGTTCGGCTATGATTGCTCAACGAGGGTCGGTGGCATTAACTGCGTCAGCTTTGTATGCTAGTGATAGAGTTTTAATGTCTGTGTTAGGCGGTACAGGAATAACAGCAACTGGCTCGTCATCAGTTCTTGGTGGAACTGCGTCTGGTTTCGGTCATTTTATAACAGCTTCATTTACAAATGGGCAGCCACTATTTGCTCAGAGAATTGAAAGCGCAAACTGTTTTGATTTAAACAGTAAAACCATCACAGTGTCAGGTAAATTTTTCCAAAATACTGGGGCATCACAAATTATTCAAGTAAGAATTAGTAAGCCGACAACAACAAAAGACACTTTTTCCGCAGTAACGATTCTTCAAACTTCAGCAGCAATAACCATACCAAATGGCACAGGTACACCAACAGCGTTTAGTGCAACTTTTACTCTGGGCGCTACAGATGCTTCTCTAGGGTTAATTGTTGAAGTTTATATCGCAGCAATAATAACCCAATCAGTCGCAGCACTTTTTGCTATTAGTGATTGGCAACTCGAAATCGGCTCAGTCGTAACGCCCTTTGAACAAAGACCCTATGGTATGGAATTAGCTTTGTGCCAGCGGTATTATGTTTCATCTCGTTTTTTTATTTCCGGAGTAGTAGCTTATGTTGCATTGCCGACACCAATGAGGATTAACTTATCAAGTGCAGTTATTACCGGAGGAGGGGCGGGATTTGCTTTAGCTGATGCAAATACAGCAACAGGCATGATTTGTTTTCAAACGGGAGCATCAGGGCAAACGATGGCTATATCAGTGGAGCTATAATGTATAAATTATATAAAAATGCAGCAATCAGATTATCTGATAACGCTTATGTGGGCATAGAAAACCCTGAATACCTCACATGGCTCGAAGAAGGCAACACGCCAGAACCTGCTGATATTCCACCCGTCATTATTCCAACACTAACGATGCGCCAAGCTCGACTTGCACTTTTAGGTGCTGGACTACTAGACGAAGTTGAAGCGGCTATCACTACGACTGAGAATCGAATATGGTGGGATTATTCGACAACGGTTGAAAGAAGTCATCCGCTTGTTAATGCAGTGCTGACGGCTTTGGGCAAGACCGAAACAGAGATGGATGATATGTTCATAGAGGCCAACCTGATATGACAATAATAGCGACTTCATTAGTCAGCAATACCACCGCGTTAGACATTATCAATGCGTCTTTGCGTTTGCTTCAAGTTAAAAATGATGACGTCGTATTAACTGCTTCAGAAGCCAATGACGCGCTTGAAGCATTGAACATGATGATTGACGGCTGGTCGAATGAGTCGCTGATGTTGAGTCATATCACGAAAGAATCATTTACCCTGACACCTAATCAAGTCAGCTATTCGCTTGGTGCGGGCGGTGATTTCAACACGGACCGGCCGGTTAGCGTCGAAGCGGCTACCATTACCATCAATGGTGCTGATTTCCCCGTACAGCAAATGGCGTTTGATGATTGGTCAGCTATTCGCCTTAAATCACTAGCCACCGGATACACAGAATACTTTTACGTTGATGAGACGTTTCCATTGTCTACCGTATATCTTTACCCTATCTCAACGATAGCCTCAACACTGACGTTATATAGCAGAAAGCCATTTGTCGGCTTTGCGAATCTAACCGATCAAATTACGCTACCACCAGGTTACACTCGTGCTATGAAATATCAGCTTGCCTGTGAGATAGCCTCTGAATATCAAACGACCGCAGGACAAGATGTTCAAACCCTAGCCATGACAGCGAGAGCAGGGCTTAAGCGTGTTAATAAGCGACCTATTACTACTCAAGTTGATCCTGCATTAATGGCGAGTGGTCAGCAGCGATTTAATATATATCGGGGAACCTGATGGCAACACTAGCTGATTGGTTTAAATCGCAGACTAAAGATTATGGACAGCTTAAAGATGCTTACCCTAATGCGAAAAAGTTTGGTAGCGCGTTAAAGCAAGGTGTCAGCAAGCTAGTGCCGACCAATGAGGACTTTCAATCGCCAGAGAAGATGGGCGAGTGGAGTATGGCGGCAGCTATGAACGCACCGATGGGGTTAGCGGTTAAGGGGTATGGTAAGGGTAAAGAAATTGCTGATATTTTAGATAAAAAATACGGAAATAATATAGATGCCGATATATCAGGAAGCAGCAAAGGTTTGACGCTTGATAAAATCATTGTTGATAAGGAAAAAAGAAATCAAGGTTTAGGGTCAAGTTTTTTGCAAGATTTAACTCAATACGCTGACTCAAGTCAGCAGCCAATGAGCTTAACAGCGGCTGGTGATTTTGGTGGAAGCAAAGCAAAGCAAATTGATTTATATAAGCGATTTGGCTTTGTAGAAAATAAAGGGAAAAACAAAGATTATTCTATTTCTAATAATATGTATAGAAATCCAATTCAAGGGCAGGTCATTAATAACCCAAACATCAACACTGGATTAAGCAATAATCTTGCTGATTATGTTGGCTCTCATACTGCCCCAATGAAAGGCGAATCAACAGCTCCTTTGCATGACTTAGCGTCTATTTATCCAGAAGATATTTATAGCAACAAAGCAGCACAATATTATGGAGATTATGGTGGATCACATCCTATGGATAGGGAGTCAATTAATGCCATGCACGCCGCCAAAGGCAAGCCAGATTCATTAGTGACAATGTTTAGATCCGTTCCTAGTGAGCCAACTATAGAAAAACAGATAGCGCTTTTAGAAAAGCAGAAAGCCTACATTCAGAAAAATGGAAAAGTACCGCCTACAGCCAATACTAATTTGGATAGAAGTGATTATTATGATGACATTAGCAATCAATTAGATAACTTGTACGCTATGCCACCACAACCAACACAAGCCAAGCCAAGCATCAATAATGGTGACTGGGTAACGCTAAGTAAGGCTTATGCAAAAGAACACGGACAAGCTCATTTAAATAATAACTACAAAATTCTTAGCAAAAAAGTACCAGCAAGAAAGTTATTTACTAACGCTGATTCAATACATGAGTTTGGCTATGATGAAAGCGGAAAAGCTAATTTGGGATTATTAGGTGGCATGGCAGGAGCTGGAACATTAGGTGCTTATTTGTACGGAAACAGGGGTGATAGATAATGCCAGAAATTAAGCTTTTTGGCCTTGGTCAACAATCTAAGTCGACTAATATCACAGCGGCACATCGGCTTAATTTGTATTACGACATGCAAGTTGATGTTGATAAATCACAGGTAGTGGCTTACAACACACCCGGCTTAAATCTGTTTACCAATCTAGGCGCATCACCCACACGCGGCATGCACTGGTTTGAAGCTTACAATATTCTTTGTGTGGTTCAGCGTGGCAATCTGTTTATTGTGGCGGCTGACGGTACATCAACACGCTATACACTCTCCATTACTGATCTTGAAGGGCGTGTGTCAATGGCTAATAATGGTAGCGTTGGTCATCAGCTTTGTATTGTTACCGGCACAGCGGCTTATATCTATGATGCGGTATCTCATGCAATAACCAATATTTTAACGACAGGTGCTAATCCAATACCTTACGCGGCTGATACCGTTACATTCCTGGATGGCTATTTCATCACTAATCGCATTGCTACCGGGCAGTTTTATATTTCCACTGTTTATGATGGTTTAAGCTGGCAGGGACTGAACTATGCCACAGCAGAATCTAATCCTGATGACTTGGTCGCAGTGGCAGCCGATAAAGGCTATCTCGCATTGTTTGGCACAAGTTCGATTGAATTATGGGCAAATACCGGCGATCAAGCGTTTCCATTCACGCGCGTTAATGGTTCACCCACAGAGAGTGGCTTGGCTGCACGTTGGTCATTGGCACGCTGTTTAGGGTTTCATACCGGACTGTTTCGCAATAAACAAGGCGCTATGTCGGTATGTCAGCTCCAAGGCTATCAGTTAATACCGATTTCTAGCGTGGATATTGATTACCTGTTCAATAACTACGCGACGCCCAGTGACGCCGTCGGCTTTGGTTATTATCTCAATGGTCGGGCGTTCTATCAGATTACGTTCCAAGCTGAGGGAAAATCATGGTTGTATGATTTTCAGTCAGGCGCATGGTCACAACTAAAATCATGGGGCATTAGCCGTCATACCGGTGACATGGGTGCAGGCTTTGGCACAAATTACATTGTGTCTGATTACGACGATGGGCAATTATATTATTTAGATGCTGATGCGATTACGGATAACGGGCTACCGATTGAACGTGAATTGACTAGCGGACATATCTTTTCAAGCAGTCGCAACAATATGACGATCAGGCGCTTAAGGCTGGACATGGAGGGTGGCGTAGGATTGATTTCAGGGCAGGGTGCTAATCCTACCATTATGCTACAGATCAGCCGTGACGGTGGGCATACTTGGGGCAAAGAATTATGGACGACGTTTGGCAAGATAGGTCAATATTTAAGCCGAGCTGAGTGGCGACGTCTGGGAATGTCGAGAGACTGGCTGTTTAAGTTACGCATTACTGATCCGGTTAAGGTGGTGATGATTGCTGCGATAGTCGAAGCGCAGGAGTTGCAGTCATGAAGATACCCCAACCGCCGGACCGAACACCGATACAAGGGGAATTACCGCTGGCATGGGTGCAGTATTTCTCACAACTCACTGACTATTTAAGCTCCATCCCAACCAGTCATGTATTACTTAAAAATTACGCCAATGATGCAGCGGCAGCGTTAGGTGGTATTCCGGTCAATGGCTTTTATCGTAACGGCTCAATTGTGATGCAGAGGGTGGTCTGATGGATTATTTCAATTTACCGGCAATAGCAAACAAATACAACAAAGACATTGCTGCGCTATCTAATATACAAAAGATAGAGTTAGCAGAATATTATTTAAAAAGCTTTGTTGCAGGTTCTGAGCAAACAGCAAAAGAATTACCGCTTGAGCATTTTATTTGCAACAAAACTTATACACGGCAAATCACTTTACCTAAAGACATGCTGTTAACCGGGAAAGTGCATAACTTTGACCATGTCAGTATTTTGTCAAAAGGTGAAGTCAGCATTATGACTGACGAAGGTATTACTCGCATAAAAGCCCCTGCAACATGGATATCAAAGGCAGGTACTAAGCGCTTAATTTATGTGCATGAAGAAACAATATGGGCCACGATTCACCAAAGTGAAAATACGCTTATAGAAGATTTAGAGAACGAGATAGTGCATGACAGCAATTTATCTTGGATTAATGAAACCAGTTTATTAGGAGCTATACAATGACTTTTGCAGCAGTAGCAGTGGCGGGCGTTGGTGCAGCCGGAGCAATCGCAAGCGGGGCAATGCAATCAAGCGCAAATGGCAAAGCCGGTAAAGCAGCGGCGGCAGGGGCGGCAAATGCAACTAGAGCCATACAGCAAGGTGTCGGTACGGCGCGTGCTGATATGCAGCCTTACGCAGACACAGGCGGCTCTGCAAATCGAGAGCTTGCTTATCAAATGGGATTGGATCAGCCTAAAACACCCACGCCAACGAGTTACGCATTAGGGCAAAGTGGCGATCCTTTGTGGGATCAGGTTCTAAAAGGTAGTGAGCTTGACCCTGCTTGGGTTAATTCAATGTCAAATGCAACAGGCAACTCTGGTTGGGATGTCAGCCCGCAAACGTCTGAAATCTACAAAGGCTTATCTGCTAAGTATCAAGCGCTAAAAGCCAAGCAGGGCGACACATATCAAGGGCAGGGGGAAAAAGGTAGCTTAAATGATACCTATGACTTGGCGTCGTATAAGAAAGATCCTGGTTATACACCCGTAACGTCTTTGGCGTTTGGTGAAGAACAATATAAGAAAGACCCCGGCTATGCACCAGTAACTTCGTTGGCGTTTGGTGAAGAACAATATAAGAAAGACCCTGGTTATACGCCAATGACGTCTTTAGCGTTTGGTGAAGAACAATACAAGAATGACCCAGGCTATTCGCCCATGACGTCGCTTGATTTTGGCATGGAGCAGTACAAGAATGACCCCGGCTATACACCGATGGTCAATTCATTAGAGGAGTTGCAAGCAACCCCAGGCTATCAGTTTCGATATGAACAAGGGATGCAGGGTGTTAATAATTCAGCGGCTTCGCGGGGTTCTTTGCTCTCTGGGCGACAGCTTAAGGATGTTAATGATTATGCGCAAGGAATGGCGTCAACCGAGTATCAAGCAGCATTTGACAGGGCGCAAGGCTCGTATGATAAAGCGTTTGACCGAAATATGACAAAGGCTATTAACTCGCGAGCATTTTATAATGATGCGTTTAATCGAAATACCTCGAATTTCAATAATTCTAGGGCGTCTTATATGGATGCGTTTAATCGAAATACATCAAATGCCACTAATTCTAGAGCATTTTATAATGATGCGTTTAATCGAAATACCTCGAATTTCAATAATTCAGAAAATGCGTACAACAGTGCGTTTAATCGAGATACAACCAACAAAAATAATGCGTTTAATCGCTTGCAAACAATGGCTAATAACGGGCAAGCAGCGGCAGGCGCTCAAGGCAATTATTCAATGACCGGCGCTGCAAATATTGCCGGTACAGCATCAAATCTGGGCAACACCAATGCCGGATTAGCGTTAGCTCAAGGGCAAAACAATGCCAATATGGTGACAGGCATAACTAATAGCATTAATGACGGCATGGGATACTATAAAGCCAATAGCGGCGGAGGAAGTAGTAGTGTGCCATCGGGCGGGTATGTAGGTGGAGCAACCAACGCCCCTAATATTTCTAACAGTCAAAACTTATCTGGTAGCAATATGTGGAGTCAAGGCTCTATGTTTCCCAGCAGCATGAAAACTTTTGCATAACTAATAAGGTTAATTATGGACATTCCAATGCCACCTGTATTACAAGCCAGATCAATGGCTGATTACATGAAAGAATATGCTGATGCCAATAGCAGCGTGCAACAAAATCAAATGAACGCGCTTAAGCTACAACGTGCGCCTCAAGACTTTGCTAGGCAAGATAGAGCTGATCAGATTGAAATGGATGATGCTGACAATAAGCAAACCCAACAAAAGGTCATGCTCGGCAGTGGCATGGCTAAAGCGGTTTTAACGCAATCAAATGCCCAAGCTAAAGCACAGGGCATACCGGAGGGTTCGCCAGAATACGATCAGATTGTTAATCAAGTCGGGCATATTTACGCACCTCATTTATCAAAGGTGTTTGGCAAAGAATACGATCCTAATACGCCTATTGATATTAATGCGATAAGGACACTAGCGGCTTATGATAGCGAGCCGAAGCATAGTCAAGCGGACATAGATTATGAGGTTGCCAAGCAAGAAGCGTTGTTTCCCAAGAATTTAGAATTAGCAGCAGCTAGAGCTGATGCAACAAGACCACCCGTTAGTTGGAGTTCAGCCCAAGACGGTGCTTATCAAGTTAATCCGCAAACAGGAGAAACTCGTCAGACTGGATTGCCACCAAAACAGGCAGAGCCAAAGCCATTGCAAGAATGGATGGTTAAACAAGCCGATTTTGGCAATAGATCAGTTGAAGCAAACGATATTATTAGTAACATAGGAAAAGACTACTCGACCATTGCCACATCAATGTCAAAAGGCGTTGAGGATATACCTTTGGTAGGGATGGCGGCTAATGCTTCAATTAGCCCAAATGACAGAAGTATAATTCAAGCGCAAAGGCAGTTTATTAATTCCACGCTGCGACGTGAATCAGGCGCTGCTATTGGCAAAGATGAGTTTGAAAACGCACAAAAACAATATTTTCCAATGCCTAATGATGATGATGTAACCTTGGCGCAAAAAGCACAAGCAAGGGCAACGGTTATTAAGGGATTGGCTAATGGGCTGCCTGACGAACTTTTGCCACAAAGCAGGATGCCGGTTGGAAATGAAAATATACAAATAGATATGAAGCACCCAGAAAACCTTACAGCAGAAGATAGGGCGGCATTGCAAGCAGATGTTGATAAAGAAAAAGCAAAGCCAAAAGGAAAGCTAAAGTTTTTGGGGTTTGAATAATGAAAGTCGCAAAGTTTCAATTCCCTGATGGCAAGGTGGGTAAGTTTGAAGTGCCTGATGATTATGATGAAGCTAGAGCGCAGTCAGAAATAGAAGCGCAAGTGTATGGAAAGCCAGTGCAACATCCTGAGACATTAAGTCGTATAGCTGGACTTGGTGGCAGGGCGTTGTTAGAGGGTGTTGCATCCGTACCAGGTGGGCTATATAACACAGTCAGTGCTTTAGGAAATATCGGCTCTCCTACCAATAAGCCAGTTACCCCATTAACGCCACCAGAAAGCATAGATACTCAAAAATACGGCACTAATCTAGCTGATTATTTTAATATGCCCACCGCAGAGGGTGGTGAGAAGATTCCAATGGAGATGGCTAGAACAGCATCCAGCTTTGCGGTTCCTTTAAGCATTGCAAGTAAGTTAAAAGGAATACCTTCTCTTGCATCTAAAATCATTGGCTCCAATGCTCCTATACAGACAGCAACAACAGCGGCCATAAGTAAAGGTGCAAGCGAGGTTGCAAAAGATCGCGGCGCTTCTCCAATAACTCAAGCGGTTATAGGTGCTGGTGCTGGAATGGGTAGTGGTAGCTTAATGAGTATGGCGGCGCCTACTGCAAGAACAGGTGTTAGAGTTGCACAAAGCGTAGGCGGTTATTTAGAGCCATTAGCAGGGAGAACATTAAATCGACAAGCTGGGAATGAGGCTGAGACAGTACAAAGATTACTTGAGCAAGGGGATATTTCAGGCGTAAATCCAATTAGAGATTTTAAGGCTAGGTCGTCCGATATAGCTGGAAATGCTGGCATATCTGGGTTGGCAAGGTTTGTTGAGAATGACCCAACATCATCATCATTACTAAGTGAAAGGTCATTTAATAATGCTAAAGCCTTAAAAGATTATGCAAATAAAGCAGTAGGCACTGATTCAAGATTGGCAAGAAAACAAGACTACTTAAAAAGCCTTGTAACCACAGAATCTATGCCAATGCGAGAAAGGAACTTACCCGTTAATACCGATAATGTCATTGCTTCATTACAAAGCTCAATAGCAAAGCACCAAGGAAATCCAGCTATTGTTGATGGATTAGAAGCGGCTTTAGAAAAAATACCTAATGGCGATGTTGGTTTTAATGAAGTTTATAACTTTAAGCAATACATAGATGATGCGCTTAGGGGTAAATTTGACGACCCCAAGTCTATGCAGATTGCAAAAGCAGGCCACGCTTTAGGTTATGTAAAAAAAGAATTAGCCAACTCGCTGACACAAACAGAGCCAGAGTTTGAGAAGTTTTTAAAGTCACAAGCCATTGGTGTTAGGCAGTTAACCCAATCAAAAGAGGCTAAAAAATTATTGGCAGATGCTACAAATAAAACCAGTATTGTCAGCAATAGATCCGGCAGTCAGGAAGAAGTATTTCCTTTCTCAGCAGCATCATTAAAAGGTAAAACGCTTAATGAAAAGCTAATGGGAAAACTATCGCCCAATCAAAAAGCAATTATAGAAAACACATCAAGAGCCGCTACCGCTGGCACTAGAGGCGCTCAGGGCATGGCTAAAGGTTCAAACACCATGCAGAACATGAAAATGAATGAAATGATTGCTGATGATGTAACTAGAGCATTGCTAGGTACTGATATTAAAGATAAGCCTGGATTGCTTTCTAATATAGCAAGACCATTAACCAGAGGTATTTCAAACGTATCAGGGCGCACAAATGAAATTGCCGACATCTTGGCAAGGGCTGAACTTGATCCTGCTTATGCAGCAAGTTTAATGAAAAAATACAAATTATCAGGGCCGATTGACATGAGTACATCAGCAGGACGAGCGGCTTTATATGGCGCTCTAAATCAATCTAACAGACGATAAATTAACCATTCATAACGTCGGGAGACGACATGACCGTAAAACTTGCACCAATTTTCAACGATGCCCAGCTTGATGACAGCGGATTGCCTTTATCGGGTGGTCTATTAACCTGGTATCAGGCGAGTAGTAGCACAGAATCTGTTACTTATACCGATAGCGCTGGTTATGTACCGCAATCTAGCCCTATTGTGTTAAATGCGCGTGGTGAGCCTGATTATCCTATCTGGTTGACAACCGGGATTAATTACAAAGCGGTGCTGTCAGATAGCACAGGCACCGTCATTAGAATAGTTGATAACTTGAGTGGTGTAAATGATACCAGCGCGCCTATTATCTCAGAGTGGGTGTTATTCACAGGTACTGCAGCCTATATTAGCGCAACATCATTTAGCGTAGTCGGTGACCAGACGAGCGTATTTACCGCGTCGCGCCGGGTAAAGGCGTCAGTATCGGGCGGTGTTTGTTATGCGACGATCACAACTGCTGTTTATGCGTCGAGCAAAACAACGGTTACTATTGTAAATGATTCAGTAACACTAGATGCGGGCATGAGTTCAGCCTACTATGGCTTTATTGATCCTACGCATCCAAGCTTTAACACGGCTGTATCGAGCTATGCGGCTACATCAGGATCATCGGGAACTTGCTCTGGTAATTCAGCTACTGCGACTACATCGGGAACTTGCTCTGGTAACTCAGTGACAGCGACTACAGCGGGAGCGTGTTCAGGCAATGCGGCTACAGCGACTACCTTTTCTGGCAACACAACAAATTGGGCAACGCTTAGAACAACAGCTGTTGCTAATATGATGGGCTGGAAGAACTATGGTAATGGCCATGTTGTTTTTGATGCCTCTGCTGGAACTGCTCCTGACGGAACTGCGGCAAACAACACAAACCCAACTAATACATGGGTTGCAACGTATCCAACATTAATGGGTTGGAATGGTTCTACCACCTATGGTGTTCGTGTCGATAGTGCAAGGTTGGCAGATAGCGCCACTACAGCTACTACTGCTACTAATGCTGCTAATGCTACTAATGCTACTAACGCAGGGTATGCTACCAGTGCTGGAACTTGTACAGGTAATTCAGCTACTGCTACAACTGCAACCAACGCTACAAATGCCAGTTATGCTACTTACGCTACAGATGCCGATGGGTCTTTTGTAATTTCTACGGCAACCCCTACCGCAACGCTGTATATAACTAGGACAAATGTAGATGGAACTTCAAATATTCAATTAACTAGTGGAAATGCTTCTGCTGGTAATACATATACCGCAAAGATAAGTAAAACTGCTGCTAATGGGGCGCTTACTGTTACCAACAATTCTGCAACAGGTGTGCAGTTGACCGCAGGGAATAACACATGGACTGCGTTATCTGACGAGCGGCTAAAAGATATTATAGAACCTATAGAAAATGCGATAGAAAAAATCATCACACTAAACCCAGTAATTGGTAAATATAAAACAGATGAAGTTAATATTCGTAGATCTTTTTTAATCGCACAAGATGTTGAAAAAGTTTTTCCAGAAGCAATATCATATTCAAAAATATATGACGATAATGATAAAACAGACGATATAGATTATATGAATTTGGCATATACGGATTTAGTTCCCCTTTTAGTCAAAGCTGTTCAAGAACTATCCGCAAAAGTAACCGCATTAGAGGTGCTGTGATGGCTAAGTTACTAGGCGTTTTTATCTGGCTAAAGCAGAACTTACAACAGCCCGGCACGATGGCGTCACTTGCTGCGGTTTGTGCGATGGTTGGTGTTAAAGTCGATGCTGGCTTGGTTCAGGATTGGCTGAATACTTTAACCTTAGTATTCGGTGCGTTGGGGTTCTTTTTGCAGCCAGCGCAACCATTAACAAAGGTATAATAGCGTTAAGCCTATTGGTGTTATGTGGGTGTTCAGCGCATTATTCTTGTGGCCCAACCATAGCGCCCTTAGACGGGATTTATCAACTTAAACCAGATGGCTTGATGCTGTCAATTTACTGTCGGGAGACAGCATATGAAAAAATCTCTTATTAGTTTCTTAGCAAAACTTTTGCTCGGTGGATCTCTCTGGAACGATGCAAAAAGGTTAGTTCTTGATGCAACCGGTGCTACTCATTTAACAGGTGCTGAAAAACATCAGCGCGTTGTTGATGATCTTCGTCAACTATTTGGCAATCTAGCAACACTTACACTCGATACCGCTGCCCAACTCGCTGCACAATGGGCATTAGGTGCTAAAAATGGCTGACCCAGACTTTCTCATGACCATTATCGGCATCCTAGTATCAATCTTAATTGTAATCATTGGCTGGATAGGTAGTCGAATTTATGAGCAGTTAGGTGAGATTAATATAACGCTAACAAATATAGATAGGGAGCTTCGGCAGGAGCTGTCGAGAATCGACACCAGGCTAACTGTCGTTGAAACAAAGATTGGGCGGGTATGAATTTAATCGAGCGCATTAAAAAAGACGAGGGGTTTTCGGCTACTGTCTATAAATGCCCCAGTGGATTTTCAACCATTGCTTATGGGTATAACCTGGATGCAAACCCGCTGCGATTAAGCACATTAGAGATTGCCCACGCTCATACGAAAGGTATGCCGCAACATGAGGGTGAGAGACTGCTTAAATTGATGATTGATAATATTGAAAAAGACTTATCTGAAAAGTTAAGTTTCTGGGCTGATCTTGATAGCATTCGGAAAGATGTATTAATTAATATGGCTTATAACTTGGGTGTGGTTGGGTTGCTTAAATTTAAAATGACGCTTAATCACATTGGTAAGGGTGAGTACACACAAGCGGCTGATTGCATGATAAAAAGCTTATGGGCAAAACAGGTAAAAAGCCGAGCTGTTAGATTAGCCCGGCTGATGGAATTTGGCGTTTAATTATTAAAACCATTATTCGTATCGACAACAATAGGCGCTTGTGTAGCAGCATAAGGGTTATTTGGCGAGCTATTGCTGTACTGGCTGCCATACTTGCCATAAGGGTTATTAATGGAGTCAGGACTGTACTGGCTACCATAACGCCCATACGGATTATTAGTTGAATTAGGTGCGTATTGGCTACCACCTAATTGCCCCAAGTATTTGCCGGTTTGCGGATCGACAATATCAACCGCAAGCGCTGAACTGGTTAATAAAATAAGTGTTAATGCAATTAGTGTTTTCATAGTGATTCCTTAATCTATATCTTCGGGTTTGATGTGGGTATAGCGTTCTAATGTTTTCCAGTTTCGGTGCAATGTAAATTGTTGCACCTCTTGAATCTGATATGTTCTAAAAAGCCGAGTCGCAGCCGCATGACGTAAATCATGAAAGTGTAAATCGGTTATACCAAGTAATTTGCAGGCTCTTTCAAACGATGTACTGATAGAGCCTGAATTGTATGGAAAAATATAAATACTTTTGACTGGCTGGGCGCATACAATCTTCCAGGCTGATTTTTCATACTTGAAGCGCAAATGATTACCTTTCTTTTTGCGCGGATCTTTTGCATCCCTGACCATACCAGTCTGTCTTTCGTTGTTGTTATCATTCCACTCTAGTCGGGTAATCTCAGACACACGACGAGCTGAAAAATAAGCAAACCAGATTAAATCCTTCATAGGTATTCTGGATTTGCTGTGGTTAAAAAAACGTGTCAGCTTCAGCATTTCAACCCATGTTGGTAGTCGTGTTCTTTTATCTGACTTGGCAACTAGATTATGCTTATTTAAAATAACATAAGCTTTTTCAAATACACTCGCATCATAATCAAAACCAACTACAGCACCCATTGTCAATAAAATGCTTTTTAACCAGATTACGTCATTCCCAACGGTCTGCGGTTTAGCTTCTTTATTACGCTCAACACAATGCTCAATAATATCGGTTGCCGTTAGTTTATCAATCGTAATAGCCGCTATTGGATATTTCTTTAAGCGTTCGATGTCATAGTTTTTAGAGCGCCCATAATTATGAGCAAACTTTGCTTGGTATAGGTCGATAACATCAGAAATAATATGTGTTGATTTCTCGCCATGAACTTCTGCACGTTCAACTTCTTTACGCCTTTTTTCTGCCCAGTCGATGCAGAGTTGGCGAGTTGAAAAGGTTTTACTTTCGCGTTTACCGCCAAGCGATATGAAGATCCTGTATGATGTCGAGCCATCACGATTCTTTATTTTTGTAGGTAAAGCCATAGTTGCACGTTATGAGAATAAAAATGCACGATGAAAAACTCATAGTGCATAAATCGTGCAGCATAGTGCAATAAATAGTTAAAAATGGCAACAAATGATCAAAGATAAACCAACCAACCCCCAGATAACATGCGGTAAAGTCAACAGGACTTTTAGCGTTGCACCCATGCTCGATTGGACAGACATAGTTTAATTAATTATTACAATCAACATCTTAACTTTTTTGTTATCGTGCATAGTGCATATATCGTGCAAGCCTTCCTAATTTGCTAGTAAATATTCCTTTTTTGCTTTCTCTTTTACCTTATCAATGTAATTAGCTACGTCCGCAATGTCAGCCACCCATGTTGATTTATTAGAAACACCAATTCTAAAAACAGGGAAGGGGTATTTATTCGTTGCTGCATTGTTTTTTGCAACTAACTCACTATAGCCAAAATACTTTTTACCTAATTCTGTGATCGGCACATGCGCTGTTCCAAATTCAGCTAACAATCCAAAATAAGTTGATGGTGTCATACTTCCTCTCCAAATGTTTCATGATGTTCTTTGTGGTGGCTGTTGCGTTCTCCAATACCGTGTGCTTTCTCTGCACATAAAAAACCTTCAATAAAACCATATCTATAGTCAAGAGTATCCAAAGTTTTGGATTGTATTTCTAAATTGGCTATATCTTCATTGCTAAGCGGTTTGCGTTTGGGCGGTGATGTGTAGAGTGGTATTGTTATTCCATCAAAATTCTTTTCAAACCCTACCGATAAAGTCCGCTCTGTAAAATCTCCTTTTTGGCGTTCGTACATCCAAGCAACAGGCTCAACCATTGCGAGCTTATCCTCGATATGCTCAGGTTGGGCGAGTAGTAAGCTTGCAAATAATTTCAGGTTATCTGTTAAATCCTCACCTTCAATAAATGGCGACTCTAAACCGTTTGACGTGTTTATAAATCCAGCATTTAAGGCTATTTCTTCTATACTTTTACTCATAAATCTCAACCTCAGCACTAGCTGCTATGTGGATAACTTCGCCATGTTCATCCCAACACACCGAGAACATGCCGTCGATTCTTTCAAGTCGCAGGATTGTGTTTGATGTATCGCCAACAATTTTAAATAACGTATTGCGGGGCAAGTCGTAGAGTTTCAAAACTGAACCCCGTCATCTAGTCGCGGTGGGTTAAATCCGGTCGTCTTAATATACAAGTCGAACAACTCCAAAGCCTGATCCCATGCCTCAGAGTGGGCCATCGTTTCGTTTTTAATCTTTGTCAGCGTCGATTGTGTTATGCCAGTTGTAAACTGTATTTGTTTTTGTGATACGCCCGATTCGTTAAGTTGATGAATCATTGCGGGCCAGTCTATTGGTTTCATGCAGCCGCCTTTCTTTTTTCGATCCAGTCTAAAATTATTGCTCTCGGATAAAACCCAGTTAACGTCTTATTGCCATTCATGTAAAAATAATGGCTTGGAGTGCAGGGAAATAAGCCCCTGTGGGCCATGTTGCTTAAATTCGCTATAGAAACACCCAGCAACACAGCTATTTCTTTACGTTCGATTAGATGATCCACTAGAAAGGTATGTCTAGATTATCATCGCAGGGCAAATCATTAGCTGGTGCTTGCCTTGGTTGGGGCGCTTGTTGTGGCGCTTGTCCACCCTCTTTTTTGCTACCGACTAAATCAATAATATTGGCGTTAAGCTCTATTGATGTTTTGGTTGTGCCATCTTTGGCTTGGTATTCATTTGTTCTCAGCTCGCCAGAAACTAGAATTTGTTGGCCTTTCACTAAATAATCTTTTAAGTTTCCTTCCGCTCGTTTACCGAATAAAGATACTCTGATAAATAGCGTGGTTTGCTTATCTTTAAAACCCTGATTATTCGCTACGTTTACTGTTAAAACAGCACTTCCATTCTGCAAATATCTAACTTCGCAATCTCTAGTGACTGTGCATACTGCTGTAAATACGTTACTCATTCTTGTTCCTTTATTGATTCCATTAAAAATTCCAGATCCATACCCGCAAGCCAGTTGATCGTTGTGGCTTCACTCGCGCCAAAATAAAACACCAGCGCCAACAGTAATTCATCATCACTCGGCCTTTCACTGGCAGGGCGGGTAAAAGCTTCAAAGTCGTCGGTACGCTTAAACACGGTGGGGATGATTTCCTGTTCTTGCGCGTCAACGAGTTGTTGCTGAATTAGCGAGTCAGCCACTAACTGTTCCATTTCTCGTGTGGGCGTGTAAGGCCCTAAGATTGCGTCAAATAACTCATTCATTTTATAGCCACCCTAAAGCCTGCGCTTTCAATACGGACACCAGCACAACCACCAGCGGCCTTGATTAATATCTTATCTATGCTTCTTTCTATGCGCCAAAACTCATCAGGAATCATAGATTCATCATCAACCTGTACTGATATGGGCAGCTTAGCCAGTTTGATAACAATATCGTTAGCTGAGACTTTATCTTTGCCTGTAATAGTCATGGCATCGTTCAAATAGTCACGCAACCAAACAGCTTTTTTAACTAGATATTGACGTCTAGCACGTTGACGTTTTTCAACGGCTTCGATAGCATCTGCTTGGGCTTCAATGCTAGTGATGAAGCGCCCTAAGTTCAGCATCTTGTCGTCGATTGTTCCGTCAAGGCTTTCTATCGTATCAATAGCGGTTTGTTGATCTATTTCGTTTTCTGGATCTGTTAAAAAATCCAGTGCTTGCATGTAACTGGTCGTCAGTTCATAGAGCGATGTATTCATAAATTCCATCCTTTACAGGCATTATTTTTGTTAAATGTAACGGGTATGGCTTTGTTATGCTTATCGCACCATTCCTCGTGAGTTCTTTTGTTGCGCTGTTCCCATGTTTGAAGAAGAATTTCCGCCTTGGTATGTTTAATGCGATATTTTGTATAGTGGCAACAACTCTCACAACTAATAGCTGGTAAAGCAGTATTAACCTGATCCCATACCATTGTTGGTCGTTGCCATAAGGTTAGGCATATCTCAAACCAATCCCATTCTTCACCCTCATTATCACAAAGCACCTGGTGTTCTTCTTCACCACAATGCGCCCATACAATTGATGGTTGATGGCTGTATTGATTACATACAGCCGTAAAGCGCTTTACATAATCAATGGGTGTCATGCTGCTTCCTCTAACTGACTAAAGTCATAATCGAGTATCTTGGCAAACTTACCGCGCGTGTCTAGGAGTAGGCGTGAGGGTTCTTTTGGCATTTTAGAATCTCGTCTTTCAATATTTCCAGTTAACAATAATTCCATTACATCATCATCAAAAGGAATACATCTATTTGCTAACCACCTTAACGCCATCTCTCTTGGAAACCCCATTGGATGAAACACACACACAAACTCACTGGCAACCCGAATAGGAAACAAGCCTTCATCATCCCAATAATCAACACGCATAGTGTCCAGCTTTCCGTCTCTGCCTGCATTTCTGGCATACGTTACCCGGCTAATTGATCGCCACTCAGGTTCATAATCTTGGGTTAAGATAGCTTCCCGACTGGCGGTCTTTTCAACCTTAAAAGCGGGTGGTGGAAATTCATAACCACAATCAGGACATTCACGACGTGCAGCATGAACAATGCTTTCACATTCAGGGCATGACTTAACAGGCGCTTCTCCGTCATCACCTTTAGTTTTTTTCTCTCTAACGGTAATGGCATCAATCGGTCCATGCCGGTTTATATTCCCTGCATAATCCAACACCAAGCAATCAAACTTTGACTCAGCTAAACGCATACCACGTCCGCCCATTTGCACATAAAGCCCTGGTGATTGCGTCGGCCTTAACATGATTAAAAAATCAATGTTGGGAACGTCAACCCCTGTCGTTAAGCAATTCACATTAGCCAAACAACGAATCTCACCTTTCTTTAACGCATCCAGTAAAAAATCACGTTCAGCTCGTTTGGTCTGCCCTGATATAACCGCACAACTAATTCCAAGCTCATTAAGATAAGCACTAACATGGTTAGCGTGTTCTACTGTGATGCAAAATACCAAGCCTGTTTTTCGTGTGCCTATTTTGGGTAGTGCATCTAATAAAGCGCTTTCAGTTAACGGATCAACCACCGCCATCAATTCACTGTCGATAAATTCACCACCTCGTTTTTTAACAGAGCTGGTATCAATAATAAAACTGACTTTCTTGGTCGTTAACGGTGATAAATAACCTTGTGCCAATAAGTCATTAATACTGACTTCGTGAGCAATGCCGGTAAACAACGCACCATCACCTTTATGCAAATAACCACTATCCAAGCGGTAGGGTGTGGCGGTTAAACCAATTACCGGCACTTTTCCGCAGAGTCTATTCATTTCATTAATAAACCCTCGATACATGCCAACACCGCTTTTAGGTATCAAATGACATTCATCAATAATAATGAGTGAGAAATCACCTAATTTATGCGCTTTGTTATGGACTGACTGGATGCCACAAAACAACACCTTATTATTGGTTTGCTTCTTTCCCAGGGAAGCGGAATAAATACCCGGATCACATTCAGGATAGGTTGATTTAAGCTTCTCAAAGTTTTGCGTTAACAATTCTTTTTGGTGTGCCAGGATAAGAACACGACGACCACCGAAGCGCTCAATCATGTCCTTAACCAAAGCAGAAATAACCAAGCTTTTACCGGCTCCTGTGGGTAGTACAACCAAAGGATTACAGGTTGAATTATCCTGTTTTCTTGCTCTGAAATAATCCCAGATGGGTTCTGGTTGCTGGTAATCTCTAAGTTGATACATTTGTATTTCCTAAAAAGGCATATCTTCTTCTAGTTCTTCAATACCAACAGCCGCTAAAGCTTGCTTATTAGCAGAGCCTTCATAGGCTTTAATGGCATTTCTATAGACTTTGACACCATCATTACGTTTATTCGTACCGTACTCGTCTAACTCAACATCAACGCTAACCTTCATCAGTTTGTCGTGAAATTGTGAGGTGTCTTTAACTTCCCCAATATGCAGCGCGGTGCAGATCTGTTTCATACGAGTTTGGGCAATACGTTGGGCAATCTCGTTTTTATGGACAACACAAAGATTATCAAACAGGGTGCGGCCTTTTGCTTTACCGTCTTGAATGATCAACTTTAAGGTTAAGTTGGTTCCCGTTCCTGCTTTGTTGGGCGCTAACTCAGAGTCAGTGATGATGATCGAGTAAATGCCTTTTGGTACGGGTTCAAAACCGACTTCAAGTTCTTCTACGTCCATTGGGTTAAATGCTTTGTTGCCGAATAGTGCTGATAAATTAGCCATTAGATAGTTTCCTTAGTTGTTAAAAGTTGTTTTTGTTCGTTTTTGGTTTGTTCGTAGGTTTTTTTCAATTCATTTGGGATTAATTGCCAACAAGTACCTAACTCAAGCATTGATGTACACGCTTGCAACATCGCTAAAAAGTCGGGCGTTGCTTCTACTTCTTCTTTTTCTGGCTCGATACCACTATCTAACCAAGCTAGTAATAACTTTCCAGTCTCTACGCTAATGGCTTTCGGATCTTTGTCTACAAATAAGCCGGTCCGGTCTTTACTGGCAACCGCATAATGCCCGTCGTGGATGATGTCAAGAACAGTAGTTAATTCATACTCAACCCCGTCGCGTTGTTCAGCCTTCATGCCTAACTTAACAACTGACTTTTTACCCGTAATACTTTCTTGCTGGGCCGTTTCGGTTTTACTGCGAACAGTTACAATAACGTGCATCTTAGATTGCATCATGCGATCTAAAAATGCTCGATGCCGTGTTGTTGTTTCGTTCCAAGCGCTCCAGGTATTACCCCGATATTTTGACTGGGCAATCTGGTCGTTTAATTCAAGACAGCCACCAGAGCCATTCCATTCATGGGTGATTGAATCTATAATCAGAATGTCATAACCCGCATTTTCAGCCGCGTTAATGGCTTCTATGAAGCGTTCTGGTGTGTAGGGTGCTGATAGTTCTAATACATCAAATTCAGCCATTGTGGAATATAATGAAGCTGAGCCTTTCTCAGTATCAATAACAGCAATCTTGCCACCAATACCGCTGGCTATTTGTAAGGCTCCGTAGGTTTTACCGCTTCCACTTGGGCCGGTCAGTCCAAGGCGTAACTTTGATTTTTTTCGTTCTGCTTTTTGAAAGGTAAATGACATGCTTAACTCCTTAGAATTGTTTTTTCTTCGCTTTCGTTTTAGAATGCTGGTTCAGTTAATTCGTTTAAAATCTGATCTTTTGCGTATTGCTCGGAATAGCCTTGTAAGTAATAACGAGTAGTACGCTGTGGATAAATACCTTTTTGGCAATCAATCACGCCCTCAAGGTATCTAACCCGTTTAACAAGTAACTTGATCGTGGTGTTCACGTTTCTTCCTCACTTTAATTTTTGTAGTAATTGCATAACCCATATGCAAAGCGTCTTTTTTAGCTTTCTCAATCGCATCTTCTTTTGATGATGCAAAGATGTTCGTTATCGAAAGAATCATGCCGTTAACGGTCATATCAACGTCGAATCTCATTAGCACATCTCCATTAAGGTTTCAGAAATTCTATCTATCCAGTAAGGGTTGATAATTTCCCCTACTTCAATGCCTTGCATTGATACGCAAGTAATATCTATTTCTGCTTGGCACCCTGGCTGATACATCGTTTCCATTTCTTTCGGTTGGTAGTCGAAATCGACATTGAAGGCGATGCCATCTAAGATTACATCTAAGTTCATTCCCCACCCCACATATCAACTAGCGATTGATCCGAAACTGACTGCCAAGAAGTAGCCGCTTCAACCGGCACATAAACCGCTAACAACGCGATTAACACCATCGTTAGCAGACAGGCGAAAGCAATCTTTCCGCGTGTAATCCTGGCTTCTTCTTCCTGCCAGTGCATGTCGTGTTCATCAAGTTCACGTTGGCGTTTAGCTTGATCTTTCATGATTAGATTTCTCATTTCATTAACCCCTTGTCGATAGGTGTATATGTTGACTCGATTTCAGCCAATTCATAGATTCGGTTGTTCTTAATGACAAATGTGCCGCTACGAGTGATAAACAGCTTGGTGTAAGCTTCTGAGCTGTAGACATGATCGACAGTCGCACCTAAGATAAAAACGATGGCGATGGTGATAAGTTTTGATAATTTTGTGTTCATTGTTTTCTCCAAATATTATTATTGTTTACTACGGTTTATTAAGACTATCCACTCCGCCAGTGCGCGTCTCTAAGCTAAGAGTGAGTAGATAGTCTTAATAAATCTCCCAAAAAGTCCCCCACCGAAGTGAGGGTTTCAATGTGCCAGATGGCGAGGAGATAACCCTTCAAGGTTATAAGACTAAACACGATCAGGCAGCCCCCGATAACCTGAAAATGCTTAGTCTTATAAAAAAAAGAGCTGTGCTGCTAGGGTCTGTGTCTCATCGACGTCCTGCAATCATTCGACGGTGATTTTCCGTTTGTTGCTGTGTTGAGGTAAATAATACCATAGTATTAATTTATAGCAATACTATAGTAGTAATTTTTCAAACAAAATCCCACACAACACACTAAGTGTTTGATTAAACGCAGTATTTATTTTTCGATAGGCACAAAAAAACCGCAGTTAAGCGGTTTGGTGTGGATTTTGGTGGTACAAAAGCAAAAGGCCTCGCATAAATTAATATACAAGGCCTCAATTTGACATCATACCGGATTGCAATCTCCTATGTATGACGGCCTCAAAAGAGGACTTAAGCCCGATACCTGAGCAGAGCGGGGACATATTAATTATATTATTTTTTTGTCCTGCCTGTTAAAAAAACTACTGCCAATCCAGTTAATGCTACTGTTGCTATTGTTCCACCAGCGCCAGGCTGTCCATTTAAGGCTACATAAGAACCGCTGATAATACCAGTAATCCCGATAATTAAAGCGCATACTTGGCCTATTATTCTTTCAATTAAAACAAAAGAGTTTAGCCTTAATGTTTCTTTTCTTCGGTACTCTGCTTCTATTTGTGTTTGTTGAATTACCCAATCAACTGCGTCTGGCTTAAAAATACTAAGCTGTTCAAGCTGGGCAACTGGAAGGATAGGACTATCTGAATCATGTTGTTGTAGAGTTAAGTCGCCATTTCTTCGGCTAACTTTGGCGGTGGTTGATCTACCCATGATATTTATTAATAGATCGCCTCATATCCCTGCCAAGGGTTTTGAAATCGCCTGATATTTTTCCAATATCTTTTGAAAATCCTTTTTTATCTGGGTACTGATAGTCATCGCTATAAAAAATAACTAAAACAGACTTGGCTCCATCTATCAAATTCTTAACAAAATTATGTTTCATATTTACCCCGACTACGGCTGTTAATCAGCTCTTGTATATATAGTATAACGCCAATCCCGTCATCAACTCTCTTTATTTCTATCATTCTGCGCACTGCTCAATAGAGCTTTAAAACTCATCGTTCGTGAGTGATCATTGGCATCTTTGCATTGCGGTTCACAGTAGCACGCATTATTTTTACAGCTCTCTTTTATCAGGCCAATGTAGCGCTCATTAATCTCCAGCGCCTCTTTGTGGCGTTCCATTACGCAGCGATCCTGCTCGATAGCCATCTCTTTTAGCATGAGACGGCTGTCGTGATCACTTACCCGCCTGTCATGAGCCTGCGGTTGCTGGACTGGCAGGTTCACCCCCCCCCCCACATTTTTAGATGGGGTTGTCAATGGTTTATTTGGGTTATTTTCGAGGGTTTTAGGGTTATTTTCTTGTGTTTGAAGAAGCTTATTTGTCATTTGCTCAATAAATAACCAATTTTCATCATTTAGGCTTTCAACTATTTTTCGTTTTTTCTTTAGTCCAAAATTGCTGCTTTGAATCAACCAATCAGGAGCAAATTCATCTTTTCCACTATAGAGCCACATTGCATCAATATCTAAAGTGTAAGAAAGAACAGCGTCATATCCTGATGAGTTTTGATCACCTCGCTCTATTTTTGAAATAGTTCCTTGACCAACACCGGATACCTTAGCCAAATCTTCTTGCGAAAGGCCTTTTTTTTCTCTAGCTAATCTTAATCGTTCACCGTATTTCATAGTGAACCAATCTAATACAAAAGTATTTATAAATCCAACTACGTTAGTATTGCTTTTTTCCAATACTATAGTATTATTAGTACCCATGAATACATCCAATTATAAAGAAATTGTCAAAGCCTCTGTGGCGGTCGCTGTAATGCGATGCGGAACACAAGAAAAGCTTGCTAAAAAAGCCGGTATTACTCAAGGCGCTATTGGCAAGTATCTTCGTGGGGATGCTTTGCCAACTGGAGTAACAGCAAATAAATTGAGTTTTGCAGTTGATGGAACTCAGGATCCTGCAAGTTTTGCTCCTCATATTTTTATAGCCGCTTCTTTTTTAACCGGCATACCCCGCGAAGAAATCCGACCCGACATATTTGGAAAGTAAATGGCACGAGACTTTAAAGAAGAAACGTTACTCAACTCTGCCGAATTTTATATGTTGCGTGAATTAGCTGGGCAGATGGGGTTATCCAAGTCTGCGACCTTACGTCTAGCACTGCTCCAGCTTGGTGATAATTTTCTCAGAAAACAAAGGTGTTCAGATACTAGGGAACGCCATGAAGATTTAATGTAGTAATTAATAAAATATAGTCTAGCGAATTTTAAACAAAAAAAAGCCTCGCATCCGACCAAAGATTTCGAGGCTTTTCTTAACACTACGAGAATGATTATGCCAGAAAACAAACTTAAAACAATATGTCAGCACAAATAGAGCTAGTCGTAAGTAATGCAGAGCCAACCATTGATCTTGAATCAAGGCTGGGCTATGCGTTGCGTTATGCGGCTTTAGGCTGGCATATTTTCCCACTTTGGAATGTCAAGGCAGATGGTCAATGTGCGTGCGGTGAATTAGATTGCAGTAATTCAGGCAAGCATCCTCTGCATAAGTTAGCGCCTAAAGGACAAGACAATGCAACCACTGACCGCGCACTGATTAAGAAGTGGTGGGGTAGTTATCCAGAAGCCAATATAGCGGCTCATTTAGCTTCATCCAATTTATGTGCCATTGATATAGATCCTCGTAATGGTGGCATGTATACCATTGAAGCGATAGAAGCCGAACACGGACCTTTATTATCGGATGTTTTGCAATACACAGGCGGTGGTGGTGAGCATCGAATCTTTCAATTACCGGCTAATCAAACCTTACCTGGTAAATTAGGTAAAGGCATTGATGTTAAGGCAAACGGTTATATTGTCCTTGAACCAAGCAATCATTTTAGTGGTGGCTCGTATACCTGGGAAGCATCCAGTGATCCTTTAAATGGTGCGATTGCATCTCCATTACCGGATTGGTTGCGTGATTTAGCACGCACTAAGATGGTCTTAGCTGATGATGCCGTCAGTCCTGCCATTCCTTTATCCGATGGTGAATTAATCGAGCTGGAAGCCGCTTTATTTTTTATTGATGCGTCTGATCGTGAAATTTGGTATCAGGTCGGGATGGCTCTGCAAAATGATTTAGGCGGTGGTGCTGGTTTTGACTTGTGGTGCGATTGGTCGCAACGCTCTGATAAATACGATTACAAAGACCAGCTCAAAGTTTGGAACAGTTTTAAGCGTAAAGGCTTATCGGGTATTACCAAAGCCACTATTTTTAAAATGGCAATGGAGGCCGGTTGGGTTAATAAGCCGGTGATTAGTCAAATCACTTGGTCACCTGAATTACTGTATATCAAACCAGAGGCACCCATTTACAGTGAAGTCGAACGGCTCCCTGGTGTATTGGGTGAGATTCAAGACTATTACAATGCAACCGCTAAGATTCCACAACCGGCCTTTGCAGCTCAAACTGCTTTAGGCATTGTGTCAGTTATGTTGGGTCGTCGCTTTAAAACTGTCTTTGATGATTATGCCTCCTTGTACTTTTTAAACATTGCACCGACAGCCTGTGGCAAAGAACACATTAAACGGGTTACTGAGGATGTGCTGAAAGCCTGTGATATGGAAAAGCTTTTAGCCGGTGATGGTTACACGTCAGCCGGTGCTGTGTTATCGACGTTGAACACTAAGCCGGTGCATATCTCAGTGATTGATGAATTGGGGATGTATTTGGAAGCCTCCAACAGTAAAAGTAATTTTATCGGTAAGTCAGCCAATACAACCTTAATGGAATGTATTGGCCGTTTAGGGGGTGATATTCGCTCAAAGAATTATTCCACACTGGGATCTTCAAAAAATACTGAGGGTTCGTTAACCATTAAAAACCCCGCCATTACCATTCAATCAATGACAACACCATCCACGTTTTATTCCAACTTGACGGTTGAGATGATTAAGGATGGTTTCTTTGGTCGTTTCATCACTTGTAAAAGTAATCTACCCCGTATTGCACCTAAAAAGACACGCCCGTTAAATGTGCCTTTATCCATTATCAATTGGGCAAAAGCCATTAATGATCGAGCAATGGAACATGATCCTGCCTCTTGCTCTTTAAACTCTCCCGAAGTAACCGGGGAAGTGATTGTTCTTGATGAAACAGAAGGTGCTGAAAACAGACTGACTGCTTTTGCTGAAAAGATGGTGGTCTTGATGAACGAACTGGAAGCAGAAGGTTTGGAAGGTTGTATTGGTCGTTATGGTGAATTTTCCGGTCGCTTATCTCTATTGATTGCTTTAGCTGTTAATCCTTTTGCAACCACTATAGAAGAAGATCACGCCACTACTGCTGTGCGTTATATGGATAAGTTATCTTTGGCTGTCGTGACTGATGTTAAAGAGAATATTGTGGGTTCAGAATTTCAACAAGCCAAGCATGATGTTTTGGCAGCCATTAGAAGTAAGAAGGCGGGTTATTCAGAACGTGACATGAATCGGGTTGCACCGTTTACCAAGTTTAAAGAAAAAGATCTTGGCGACGTCATCCAGTCACTACTAAAAGCCGAATTAATCGCTTTGGTGAATACTCGTGAAGGTAAGCCAGGTAAGCCAAGAAACGTCTTTATGGCTATAAATAGTCAATTAAATGATGAATTGACATGAATTGACAATTAAAAATGTCAATTTAACATGATGATTTTAAAAAGAAAACAGGTGAATTGGCAAATTGGCAAGGCTTCCGATACATACCCTAATGTATTACAAGGTAGGTATGTATCGCTATATATTTGTCAATTCAATATATATAGGTGTATTTATTATATTAATCAACAGGTTAAATTGACATTAAAAGTCTGCCAATTCATGTCAATTCATGTCAATTCAAAATTATGAACATAACAACATTAACCCTACCTTGGCCACCATCAATCAACCACTACTGGAAGCATCGAGTAATAGGAAGAAGGGCGCAAATTTATATCAGCAAGGAAGGAACAGAGTTTAAGCAGGCCGTTAATAGGCTAATTAAAGAAATCGGCTTAAACACGCTAACAGGTCGGGTAATGGTCGATATTGCTTTATATGCGCCTACGCTGAGGAAGTATGACATTGATAATCGAGTTAAGAGTTGTTTGGATGCTTTAACACATGCCGGGGTGTGGTTGGATGATGAACAAGTCGATCAGTTAAGCGTGACTCGATGCGAAAAAATACCAGGCGGGAAAATGCTGGTGCAAATTAGAGAGATTGTTTAATGGCTAAAAAAATTGATGACATCAAGGCGTACCAAAGAGCTTGGTATATAAAAAACTACAAAGTAATCAAGCCAACCAACAAGCAAATGGCTAAGAAGCGCGAACTGTACCGCAATCATTTAGCTGAAACAGGAATTATGGATCGGAGTTTATTGAAATGAATACAGAAAAAGATGCACAAATAACATTTTTATTACAAAAAATAAAACTAATGGAAGGTGAAAATCAACCACAAAAAAAAGAAATAACTAAATTACCTGAAAATAAAACTTATTCAAAAGATCAGTATCTTTTTACTGTTGCTCAGTTAATTGCAAAGCACCCCGCATTTAAGACAGGCGGCTTGCGTTCATTAATATTTAATGAGCATCAAAACGGATTAGCTAAAACAGGGGCTATTATCAGAATTGGCCGAAAGGTTTTGATTGATGAAAACAAGTTCTTTGCTTGGGTAACTGGCGGCTGAAATGACTGAACTATTTTCCATCCCTTTTTATTTGTCAGTAATTATATTTATGTTTGTCATGTATCAGCTAAATCGGTGGCCTTGATGATTCATTATCACGGTACGCCAATTGGTGGCAGTCGCCAAGATGCTGCGCGTTTCTTAGTGGGTAGACATGCTCTAATACCATTTGGACGGCAAGATGATTTAGGTGCTGTGCTGGAATTTTGCCAAACATTCTGTGTTGATAATGGCGCGTTCAGTCACTGGAAAAGTGGTAAAGGGAAAATTGATTTTGATGCTTATTTAAGTTGGGCTGAATCGTTGCGGAAACATCCATCATTTGATTGGGCGCTTATTCCTGACATTATTGATGGAACAGAAGAAGATAATCTTGCATGGGTGAATTTGTGGGTAAGGTCTGGCACTCGTTGCAAAGGTGTTCCAATATGGCATATGCACGAATCATTTGAATACCTTGAATGGCTAGTCGATAGTTTTGAAATTGTTGCGCTTGGTAGTTCAGGCGATTACTCAAGTCCTGGCACAAAAAAATGGTGGGGAAAAATGACGGACGCTATGCGGGTTATTTGTGATGATGAAGGCAGGCCAAAATGCAAATTACATGGGTTACGAATGCTAGATCCTGAGATATTTACACGATTGCCGCTTTCATCTGCTGATAGCACCAATGCCGCCGTTAACTGTGGATCACTTTCACGGTTTGGAATGTACACCCCTGCGACATCATCGCAACGAACTGCCGTAATAGCGGACAGAATTGAGCAAAACAATTCATCACAAGTTTTTATTGGTTATCAAACACAAGATCTATTTGAGTTGAGCGCATGAAACGATTTATCGAGATGATTATTATCCGGGCATTG